CCCACAAATATTACACACACACGACCACCCCCTCCCCCCTATCGAAGTAAGCACTAACTAACTTAAGCGAAGTGAGTGCCAACTAACACCAGGCTAAGTGAGTACTAACTAACATGCACAATAATGCACTGCATAAACTGCAATATATTGCATAAGGGGTCGATGTACCATAACAGGGAATCCCGCATTGTGAAATCGTATATTGCATCATGAAATTCTGAGTACGTTAGTAGGCACTAACAGAGCGCACTATAATAGTGCAGAGTGATTACTAACAACACCAAGGTAGTGCATGACATTTCACATTATAAAATCATGCACTTTTATGGGGCGCATTGTTAGTGAGCACTATCGTTTAAAGCACCGTGCTTGCTGAAACTGTAAAATTGGCATGGTATGTGCATGTATAAATATGTCCACTGTTGGACGGTCAACTCAAAAGGCTTCAATATGACAGGCACATTAGATACCATAGCCACACTCAAATTACTTGCTCGTGCCAATGATTTGGCTAAAGCTCGCAGGGTAGCCCTGAACCGTATCATGTACGAGGTTCGCATACTGCACAGCATAGACGCAATCAAATCCACCATTGAGACCTTGCTGGTGGAGCTAGCCACGGTGGAGAGCAACATCGTAAACAATAGCATTTTTGAACAAAGTACCATGCCGACAGATGCTGATTACTTAGCAGCACTTGGCCCATGTAATAAGTGACAGTCTGACTGTTAGCCCTGCGGGTCAGGGTTAAGGGGCATACTGCCACAATCAACTAACTAAGGGTGTCACTGTGAAAAATCTCAAATTAAATTACTTTACCGATCCAGGGCATGGCTGGGTATCAATCAAGCTTCAAACCCTTATCGATCTAGGCATACACAATAAAATCAGTACCTACTCTTATATCCGGGGTAATTCGGCATATTTAGAAGAAGATTGTGACTTAGGCCTACTTTTCAGTACATGCGATTCTATCGGCCTCAAAATCGATTTAACCCCTAAACATACGAATAACCGCAGCCCCATTCGATCATACGATAGTTATCGTGCGTTACGCTGCTATTTGAATGCTGGAGATATAGCATGATAAAAATCTCTGTAACGTCAAAGCTTGACGGTATTCGTTCATGGTCATTGCAAGCTTTAGATACTTGTCCCGGATCAATATCTAGTCCCGGTGTTTTGGTTGACGCATGCAAGGGCTGCTATGCGACAACCGGGAATTATCGTTACCCGAATGTAAAAGCCCCTAGAATCTCGAATCAATCAGATTGGCAGCGTATGGGCTGGGTATCTGACATGGTCGAAGCTTTGCAGAATGATAGATATTTTAGATGGTTTGATTCGGGAGATATGTATACGCTGGGGTTAGCAGAGAAAATGTTAGAAGTAATGAGAATGACACCATGGTGTAGCCACTGGCTGCCTACTCGCATGCATAAATTCCCGAAATTTTCTATTGTGCTTCAGAATATGGCTGCTTTGCCCAATGTATCGGTACGGTTTAGCAGCGATTCGGTTAATGGTCAATTTACTAAGGGTTTACACGGATCGGTTATTGTTGCCGATTCTACTCAAACCACTAAGGGAATGACGTTATGCCGGGCTTATGAGAATGCCGGGAAATGCTCAGGCTGCCGGGCATGCTGGGACAAAAAAGTTAAAGTTATCGCATACCCAGCCCATGGGCAAAAAATGCAAAAAGTTATTCAAATTCTTAAAGCAGCATAAAAGCATAGACTGTAAACCCTTATTTAGGGGTTTATGGCCTAGGTTTTCACAATCCTAGGGTTTTCAACAATCTTTTTTATAGGTGTACATATCATGACAATCGAAAACCGTTCTATCCGATCAATAGCCTTAGATATCCGCAGAGAATGGATAAAAGTTAATTACGCTGCTAAACCATATCTGGATGCAATGATGGAATTAAATTCCATTAATGATAAATACTATAACGATTCTGCTAAGTCTGTAGTTCTTTATTTTTTGTCAAACGCTTCAAGCTTTAGGGGTGAACGGGCTAAAGCACTGAAGGCCGAATTAAAAGCTTTGGGAGCATAACGTGAAATATACAGTTCAACAATTTAAAAAAGACGTTTGCGAACCCTATGCATGGCCCGGTGGTTATCCTAGATATTTTGTCACTTCCGATGGCGCAGCATTGTCTTATAAGTCTGCATTACACAATCAACACCTAATCATTGATTCTATTGAGAATCATTCTAATGATGGATGGGAAGTGGTCGGCTGCGATATTAATTGGGAAGATGCGGGCTTATATTGCGACGACACTAATGAACTTATTGAATCAGCTTATGCCGATAATCAGGTAAAAAGATGAAAAATTACATTGTCCCAATAATTCAAACCATATTGTGTTTAGCAGTGTGGGCTTTTATCGGCTTTTTACTCGCATATAGGGGTTAACCATGAAATTATCAGAACAAGCGGCATTTGTCGAAGCTTATGACAATTCTTTATGCTATATTCCTAAAGATAAAGTAGCAGAATTTGTTTATGATTATGTTAATAAACATAGTTTAGAACATTGGAATATTTATCCAACATCATCAATAGTTGATGCATTGTTACTCTGGAATTATGCGACTCAATACCAATTGAAACTAATGCAAGGGGTGACAGCATGATAGATACACACTGGTTAGAAAACCCCATAAAGTTAGAGGTTGACCATAACGAATTAAGTTCTGTTTTGTTTGATCTTTACGACATTAAAGCGGCATTGTCTCAAAAAGTATTAAAGCAAAAATACAATTCTGATTTTGACGTATGCACAATTGAATCAGGTTTAAATTCAGTTATTGAATTTCTAACATCATTAGAAAAACAATTATGATTTATGCCGCCATTGCCCTACTGTTAAAAATTATTCTCAGGAAACTAATTTAAAAGGTGTTCAAAATGAAAAGTGTTAATTTAAAATTTGGATTAGAAAAAAGTACAAGCACGACTCCCGACCCTTTGGGAATTGTGTATTTTTTACCTTCTGCAATTTGCATTGCTGTTGAGACTGCACTCTCATTAGTAAATGGTAAATCAAAAGAGCATACATTCACAAGTTATTCAAAAATTGCTGAATTAGTGCAAGATGCTGAATTAGGTCTTGAAAAACTAGGCATTCTGAAAAAAGATGCCGCAGGTGCTAAATTTATTGCCTATTCGGGCGGAACTGTTCCCAATAGCTATAAATATTCAAGAATTGGCACAAGTATTTTGCTTGAAAGAAAATCAAGTGGTTGGCATTTGACTAGCATAAAAACCTACAATTTGTACCAAAAGCCGCCACACAATCAATTCATTTTGACTGAAAAGCAAGATGCTTGCGCCATCGCATCATTGCGCCAAAAATATAACATTGAAAAGGCTTAAAAATGACTGAGCAACAAATGCGTGATAAATTTGAAAATGGTGAATTGACATGGGCTGATTTGCTTGAAATTACAGGCTTACCCGCTTATATTTTGTATGACATTTTAGACGATTTAATCTAAAGTCAGTGACCACTAACATTCAGCCGCCTTCGGGCGGTTTTTTATTGCCTGACAAGTTAGTGAGCACTTTTCAATTTCAGCCGTTTTAAGCCCTTATTTACTGTTACCCTTGTGCAGGTATTGCCCGACTATTTTAAGCCCCTAGAATCGGCTATAAATCATCCGCATGGGGATCGTCAACAAATAAACTCAAGCCGACATGGTTTAGATTGTGGTCAGGTCTTAATCCGACATTCCAGAAATGTGCAGCCCATCGAATTGAAACCCTTGCACCCTCAGACGCAGAACCATTGCCTATGTGCCTAAGTGCTATTTTTTCCTGTTCGCTGAAATAAACCACTAAACCCGTGGAATTAGGCGGTTTTTTTGACTTCGATGCCATGCAACTCGTGCCTTAGATATTCAGCGATTAGTAATGCCTCTGCTTTGTTACCATGTTTTTTTAAGGTTAATTTTGCTTCAGGCCAGTAATAACGTGCCATGTCCAGCGACTCGTTCTTGTCTGCCGATAGGTGAAAATGCTTTTTCCAGCGTTGTGGAGTGACTAAATGCACAGGGTATCTGGTTAACTCGCAAACTGCACTGATAACACCCACAGCCCTACCGAATGCAAAAGTACTACTCACTCCTTGATTCGGCATACTATGTACCTGCTCCATACAGATTTCAGCCCCTATTTTGGGATCGACTAGGCTGAGAATCCGACTTTTGAATACCAAGGCTAGTATGTGCTTGTCCCTATGCTCAATGTCGAATGCTTCAAGATAATTCCCATCATGATCGACTGCGCCCAATGCACCACTTACAGAGCCGGGATCAATCCCTATGTAAATCATTGATTTCCTTCATCTTTTTTGTCAATTCCTGACTGATTCCCTGATAAATCCCCAAGTAGTGATTCTCCAGTTCTTTCGCCCGATGCCAAGCATAGGCTTTCCAGCCACTCTGAGATGCCATCAGGATCAAATGGTCTAGCGTGTTTTGGTAGTGGGCTTGCAATGTCTCCGGTCGTCCAAAGGGCTTGTGTGACTTTGACAACAGGGTGCAATCTTGTTCCATCTTTTTGTGTGTCCAATATACGGTGGGCTTCATCTAATGTCATTTAAGATTCTCCATGCTGTTGCGGCGCACAATGGGACTTGTCCATTTCCAATGGCTTTAAGTCTGTCCACCCTTGAGGCCACCCCATCAACCATTCGTATAGGTTCGGGTTTATTGAATGTGGAATGTGTGTCCCATTCTTCAATGCATTTTTGTAAGCCCCAGAACCGCCGCAATTCCCGCCTCCGCTTGGTGTTGTTGGAGTAGGCCACAATCCAGATTCTGTCTCTTTTATGCTTTGCTCCAACATCTGCTGCTCCCAACACTCCCCATTTCGCATCAAACCCCATTGAGGCCAAGTCTCCAAGAACTCGTCCAAGTCCCCTAGAAGTGAGCATTGGTGAGTTTTCCACGAAGACGAATCGGGGTCGTACTTCACAAATGATGCGAGCCATTTCTCCCCACATTCCTGATCGTTCTCCATCAATTCCTGCGCCTTTTCCTGCGGCACTAATGTCCTGACATGGAAAGCCACCACTGACGACATCGACAATTCCTCGCCAGGGATGTCCGACAAAGGTTTGTACGTCATCCCAAATCGGGAAAGGCGGGAGAATGCCGTCATTTTGTCGGGCGCACAGTACGCTTGCGGGGTAGGGCTCCCACTCAACGGCGCAGACTGTTCTCCATCCAAGGAGTTTGCCGCCAAGTATTCCTCCACCAGCACCTGCGAAAAGAGCCAACTCATTCATTGTCTCCCTCTCAAAGCTGCTAATCTTTCCCTGATATGGTCAGGCATAGAAACGGCTTTTTGGCGGTCTTGTTCTAGTTTGGCTAAGGCAGGGTCAATCTGTGGTTTTAACTGCATCTCAGGCACTTCTGCGCCGTCCCATCGCTGTTGGTTGAGGTAAACCAAAGGTGCAGGAATAAAAGCACCGTTTGCTTTCAGCCATTGCTCAGTGGTCTTCATCCATGCAAGGTGTTTTAAGATTTGATCTGCTTGAGTGTCGCAATAAGACTTTACCCACACTTGTTTGCATTTAGCCTTTGCCCCTTTTCTTGGAGTGTTAGGCCACATTTTCCAGAAGTCATCAAACATTGGTTTACTTTCAGACATAGGTTCTCCAAGGGTGGATAGACTCGTTTCTATCCTACCTTCTCCAGACTTATCAGTGTTCATTCATTGACTCCTATTAAATTGAAAAACCAAACAGCCCCAAGTGCGCTTGACGGATTTGTTCGCTTATACATTTGGCCTTGTTTACCACCGTGTACCAAATGCTTTACCAGTCGCCAAATCAA